TTTTCATTGTGTATTAAATCTCTTCCCATATATTCAAATCCTACATTATTAATTTTCATTCTTAATTGTATAGGTTGTTCAAACGTGGTAGGTCTTGAACCTGTTTCGTTTTCCTTTATTTTCAAGACGTGGATATTGCTATACATCCAATCAGTTGGGTGTGCTACATACCTATGAATACACCAAATATCATCAGCACGTGAACTTATTTTAGAACCACCTTCTGCATCACTCATAGCTAATGGTCTTGTTAATCCTTCGTATTCGTGTCCTGAATGATGTACTTGACGAAGTGCAGAGGTTACACCGTGAGCATTAACACACACCTGTACGTTGTTCTTTTTAGTAAATATCCTTAACTCTGTTAATACTTGATAATCGTATTCGTGTGCATTACCTACCATCTTTAAAATAGAAGCATCTTTAGCTAAAGAGTTATAAGGGTCTATAAGTAAACCATCGTAATCCCAAGCATCTTTAATTTGTTGTGCTTCTTTTAACAAACTCTTATAGGTATACATATCTTCTACGTCTATTATCTTAAAGTGTTCGTTTGACCATTCTACTGCTTTACTAATTAACTCATCAGTTGCTTCCTGTATTGGTTTACCCATCCTAAACTCTATAATCTTTCTTAAAATAGATTCAGGACTGTTTTCACTTGACCAAACAACAAACTTTAAACCGTGTAACTTTGCCCATAATACGTAAAAGTAAATAAGGGTTGTAGTCTTACCTACGTTTGCGTGTCCTATAGCTATTAACAAATTCTTTTTAAATCTAATGTGTTCATCAATTTCAGGAACTCCAATCTTTAAACCTTCCTTTACTCTTCCGTACTTTATGTCTAATATCTTGTCTTGTAATTTCTTTGCTTGTGCTATCATACCATTCTATTATACTTTTGTTCCATTGCTATTGTTTGTCCTTCTTCTTTTTCTACGTAATATCCTACAATTGGATTTACTTTGTAGTTCCAAAAATCGTAAGGCATTTCTTCTCCATCTTTTAACTTTCTCATAAATATAAAAAAAAAGGGGAAATTAATCCCCTCTTAAATTAAAATGGTAAATCTGCTGTTTCTTCTCTTGCAGGGTTTTGGTCTGTGTTGTTAACGTTTCCTATTGTTGCTGCAATCTTCCAACCGTTTATACTTGTGTAGTATTTACCGTTGTACTCTTTGCCTCTTAAATTAATACTAACTGTAACAGGGTTTCCTACCTGAAAGTTGTTTATTGATTTTATAGACTCACCTAAAAAATCTATTGCTAAATCTTGTGGGTATTTCTCTGCAGTAGTTACAACGATAGTTCTCTTTGACCATTCGTTACCTGCTTTAGAAGTTCCTGACTCAACGTCTTGAATAAGTTTGATGTTTCCTGTAATTTCCATATTTCTACTTTTATTGATTGATTATTATATTTAGTTGTGTAATATACTTTTTTAATTCTACAGTTTTGCAAGTTCATCTTGTACTTTTTTAGATACCTTATACTTGCCTTTAATAGCTTCTACGCTACCTCCACCTTTTATAAATTCTATTGCTTTACTAAATTCAGGTGTGTTTTGGTTTAACCATTTCTTATCTTCAGTTACTCCACTCGCTACATTAGCATCATCATCTACAGCTTGTAAACCAAGAAGCGAAGCTAAAGTATATCTTCTATAATATGTAATAGCAGAACCTAACTTTTGTGGGTCATTTATTTCAGGTAGTTTTAACCAAGCCATATCACTCGTTTCTGATTCTACACACTTTAAAATAGTAAACACTTTTTTACCTCTTGTTGGTTGTGAAAGTAAAACTTTGTGTTTTTCTAATAAAGGATTAAGTTGCTTAATTAAAGAGTTAATATCAAAATACTTTGACTTGTAAAAAGGATTACTTGCATCCTTACTAATTGCTCCTATCTCTTGTTGTAATAAGAACATCTTCTTGTGAATGTTTGTTTCTTGTTTCATTACTTTGTTTTTAAAATTAATTGTTCTTTGAGTTTCTCGTTTTCGTATTGCAGTTCTTGTACCTTGCCATAGAGTTCTGCTTTTGTATATTGTTCCATATTGTAAAGTTACAAAAAAAAATTGAATAAAAAAAAGAGGCAGTATTTCTACCACCTCTTATAATTTAATTAAATATGACCAAAACTATTCAGCATTTTTTTAGCTGCCTTTCTTAAAGGGTCATTTGCTTCCTCGTATTCTAACATTTCTTTTTTTGCATAAAATGCTTTTAGAAACATCTCTTCATCTTCTCTACGTTCAAATATAGGAATGTTTAATTGTTCTTTTAAAGTTTCTATTGTCCACTCTAACTCTTCATACCTCTCCATAAATTCCTCTTGGAAGGCTTCATCAGCTATGCGTGCAATAAAGTTTAATACTCTAAATTGTTCTTCTAAATTTTGACAATCTTCTACTGTTACTAAATTATCTAATATCTCGAATTTTTCGTGAGGCTCTTAACCCCTTTTATTAATTGTGTGTCATTATTGACAGGACAAACATACAACCTTTTTTTTAATAAACAAATAATTAACAAAATATTTTTTTAAAAAAAACAAAAAAGGGTAAGAACTTAATCCTACCCCTTTTAACAAAGAACAATATACAAGAATTATCAAGTAAGTTTTTTCAGTCTATCACTATAGTCAGCAATCATTTCTTCTAACTCAATATTTGTAAATTTACGTAGTTCCCTACTTTTTTCAAGTAGCTTTTTAGATAAGTTATTACCAAGATATAAACTATACTTATATTGCTCACCGTATCTGAAGAGATTACAGGATTTACATTGAGGTTTAACATTTCTTTCATCCCAACGTATAGAGTAATGCTTTCTACTCATAAAATGCCCTGCTTGGATTTCTTTCCAAAAGAACGTCTTATTGCAAGTAACACAAGTACAATATCCATTGTTGTCGGCATTGCTCAATCTTATATACTGACTAAATACTACATCAAGTTTCTTAACAAGTTTACTCCTTGTAGGTTTTTTAGCAGTTCTTGGCATAGTTTTTTTTTAAACATCCATATGGTTTAGAAGTAAATTACCATCGGATTCATTAAAACCTTTTATTAATTTATATAAATATTTACTATCTGATTTAACTTTATTTTTTTCTGTTTTACTAGAATCTATTCCAAGATTTTGATAACTAATAGCATCCATCTCTAAAATACTATCTGTTCTTTCTTTTACAGATAATTGAAAATCTTTAGCAATTTTTTCAGCTAATTTTCTTATAGTTAAATCTTCCATTTATTTATATATATATTAAAGTTAGTAATTACATTCCCACTAACCCACCAAAGTTACAATCTTTTTTTTTAAGATGTAAACTATTTTAAAGGTAAGTTTTTAACAAGTTATTTATGCTTGTTATTTCCAAATACTTTTTCTACGCCTCTTGAACCAAAATATCCACCAATCACTATTGATAATAATCCTGTTATACTATCTAATGGATAACCTAAATACCATCCCACTACGTAACTTATTGTAAGAAAAACTAATGTTAAAGGTCTAACATTACTTGCTAACCACGAACCACTACGTGAATCAGCCACCCATCTACGAGTTGTACCATCTATTTCTGCACGTTCAATATCAAGTTTTTTAAGTGCAACTTGTTTATCATCATCGGACATTTCAGAACCCCCTATAATAGCTTGTATTACGTTTCCTGCTAACGTATCTCCTGCTACAGCTTCTACTACGTTTGGTATCTTGTTTAAAAGGAATTTACCTACTTGGGTATCTTTGAACTTCTTTCTATCGCTCATTTCTTTTTAGCAGGTTTGTTTTTACCTTTCTTTTGTGCTCTAGTACAATGACTGTATTTACCTCTACGATTTAATGCTTTACCCATAGTGTACTACCTACTGTATTAGTATGTCCAAACGCTGTTAGGTTTGGAGTCATCGGTGTCGCAATGTATAAAGGTTTTTGCAACTCCAAGTCTTTTAAATCCTGCTTTGATAAGGGCGTTAAGAATAATGTATCTTTCACTACCACTTCCAACAGCAATATCTGCTGCGACTCCAATAAGGTGTGATGAGTTTGGTACTCCACCGACTTGCTCATTTCTTTCTTTTGTTCTATAACCACTTGTGATTTTAAATGGTATTCCTGCGAGTTCCCTAGCGTGTTCAAGTTTGTAAAGAAAGTTAATATCCATATTCTTACCTGAATTAGGTAAAGAAGGACAGTCAAATTCCGATAAAGAAAAGTAATTAAGATTCATACAAATATAGCGTATAATAGTTTCCAAATAAGGAAGAAAGC